CCTTATATGGCATGATTGATGATTTAATATTAGAGTATATGGATGAAGAGAATCCAAACAAACCTAATTACGGTGAGATTAGTATTGAATCTATTGATGTAACAATGGAGAAAGAAAAGAAGGAAAGAGAAAAAGAATTTAAGAAGAACTTCGATATGATTACTCTAGATGGAGGTTGTTGGCAAATAGAAGTACCTATGAGGAAAAAATGAAGACCTATCATATCTACTTAAAGGATCGTTGTTTGTTTAAGAACTTGGATGAGCATGAGTTTAAGATTATATGGGGCAGACTATTTCATTCTTATTGGGATGATATTACTTACAGTGAAGTAAGTGAGAAAGAACTATCACAACATGAGGAGGCAAGTTACTAATGGACTTACCCATTAATAAAGAAGAATTCGATGAAATCGTTGATGCTCTTTGTTCTGAGCATTCCGATTATAACAAGCGAGAGTATAGGGATAAACTCTATCAGAAGATGCGTCTTGTAAAAGAGGTAATGGATGAGAACCCCAATGGGCCGTACAAACGTATTCTCCGTGAGAAGCACGGTATGGTGGCATGAGTCATGTACTCGATTTCCTAGAAGACTTTACTAATGATTGGGTTAATTGGTTAGGAGAAACCGATAAAGATCATATTGGTACAGATACCGTCTATGAAGGAGCACGATGTCCCTTTGCAAAGAAGGCTCGTGATGAAGGTAGGATTAAGTATGTAAAGGTATATGATTACTTTCGTGCTTATGACTACTGGGAAGTTGTGAGTAAAGAATGTGATGAGTTTGATGATACTTATGATGTTGTCTTGGTTGTTGCGAAGAGTAATGCAAGTCATATAAATCCAGACATGATCGGCGGCGGCGTTGACGGACTCAACACGTTTCTGAATCAAAAGGGAAAAGACATCTGGTTATTATGTAAAATAGATGAGATGTATACTATAGTAATGGTACAAAGGCTTACTGCATTGGATAATGCAAAGAAACAATTAGAGTCCAAAGGATATTACGTTGGTCATTATAGTGAACAACAAATGGATAAGGTTGTAGATGGCCGTGCTAGGTATAGGGAGAAACTAGGAAAATGAAATCGTGTGTTAAAGAAGACTTACCTAACTTCGGTATACTCCAATGTAAATTGGATCAAGAAGAAGTAGATTACCTGTGGAAACTAGTTCATAAGTACGCACCTGATTCTGAATGGGATGGCAATAGACTCCTTAGTATAAAAGATGATACAAAGAAACAATTCTCTATTAATGATGATGATTTATATTTTCAAGACAATTGTTTAATGCCTGCTGCGGAAAAGTATTTTAAGGAATACGGAGCTCCATTTAAATTTAAAACAAGTCATTACCACCATTTAGCTTTCAGTAGATTCTGGTGTCGTGCATCTAATGAAGGTGACTATCAAAGTATACATGACCATCAAGGAGTTTTTACCTTTGTAGTATGGTTAAAGATACCATTTGATCCAGAAGTAGAACGTGCGGTACAGCCAGGGTTCAGACCTGAGGCTGGAGATTTTGTTATAACTTACCCTGATACGTGTGGTCAACTACAGAAACGTAACTTTATATTGAGTGAAAGTGCAGAAGGTAAAATGTTATTCTTTCCTAGTGATATGAATCACATTGTATATCCACATTATACAACAAAAGACTATCGTATTGCCCTTGCAGGAGATGTTGTATTGGATAGTGATCACAGACTTGAGTTGATTAATCCTACAACTAAAGAAATGTAAATTTATAGATAGAATGAAATATTACTTTCTCGCAGATGAATATTGATCTGGACGTAAGCGAGTTGGAACTTATCTATGAATCAATTAGTTACCGACTCGAAAATGATAACCATCTAATGTATCATCCAAACATACGAAAAGATCTGGAAGATATGATGGCGGTATGGGAAGATGAATACTTATAACGTCTTTATAGGCGACAACGAAATCATGTCAGAAATCAGTGAACATGATTTAAAATACAAATTAGAGTTTTTAAGAGCGTATTTTACTCATTATCCTGATGATGAACTTAGAAATGAAGAAATTAAAGTGGTTAAAAATAAATGAACATTGAAAAAAGGGTTTTGCCCAACTTTGGAGTACTAGATGTAACTCTGGAGAGGGAACATACTGACCATCTTTACCATCTTATAGAGAAATATGAGATTAATGCTGATGCAGGTAAACAACAATGGATGTTAGTTGATGATGAACATCGATTTAAACAGTCAGTTCTTGATCCTGCCATCAATTATTATGTAAAAGAGTGGGGTTTTCCTACAAGATTAAAGTCAACACACGTTCATGACCTTACATTTCAGAAATTCTGGGTAAATTCTACTACAAAAGGTCAATATCAAGCATTACATAACCACGATGCTGTGTTTTCTTTCGTAGTGTGGTTAAAAATACCCTCTGTTGCTAGTGAAGAACAACAAGTTCAGGATACAATGCACCCTGAAGCAGGTGATTTTGTACTAACTTACTCTGATATAACAGGAAAACACTGTAAAGTTAACTGGAAATTAGAAAAACAGTACAATGAAGGTCATATGTTACTGTTTCCGAGTGATTTGTTTCATGCGGTATACCCACATTTCTTAACTGATGAGAAAAGAATATCTTTAGCTGGTGATATTGCAATAAACAGTAATAAGATAATGGATATTTACGACCAAGGAATGTTGTTAGGCACTGAAAACAGTCAAGAATTTCTGTCCAAAGAAGCTTGATATATAATATAACACTATGGACAAAATGATTTGACCGTGGTATACTTACTATGTACTGAATACATGTTATGGCTAAAGGATTTACAGTAAAAGCTACTGCTCCTAAAACAAAGAAAGTCGAGGACGATTTTGATTTAGCAGCGGCAAAAGAAATAGCAAAAGGAAAAGCATTTGTTTTCTGTCTGCCTGGAAGAGGAGTATCATATATCTTCTTAAAGGCATTCGTTCAACTTTGTTTTGACCTCGTACAAAACGGATCTAGTATCCAAATCTCCCAAGACTATTCTTCAATGGTCAACTTTGCACGTTGTAAGTGCTTGGGTGCGAATGTTTTACGAGGCCCAGACCAAATACCTTGGGATGGAAAACTAAAATACGATTATCAGATCTGGATTGACTCCGATATCGTATTTGACACAGAGAAGTTCTACCGTTTGGTATGGATGCAAAAGGATATCGCTGCTGGTTGGTATTGCACAGAGGACGGAAAGACAACATCAGTTGCACATTGGCTTGAAGAAGATGATTTCGCAAAGAATGGCGGTGTCATGAATCACGAGACTATTGAATCCATCTCTCGTCGTCGTAAGCCTTTTACAGTAGATTACACAGGATTTGGATGGCTTCTGATTAAGAACGGAGTCTTTGAGAATAAAGAGATGAAGTATCCTTGGTTTGCTCCGAAGATGCAGGTCTTTGAATCTGGTGAGGTTCAGGATATGTGTGGAGAAGACGTTTCCTTCTGTTTAGATGCTAAGGAAGCAGGATATGAGATCTGGTGTGATCCAAAAATCCGTGTTGGTCATGAGAAAACTCGCATAATCTAATTATGGCAGACCGTTTATACAAAGTAATGGAGTTGGGCACTAATGGTTGGGGGATCCCTGATGAGAATCGGGATCAACACCTAACCAAGGAACAGGCTGATCAGAGATTACAGTTTCACATTAGTGAAGGTGTGTCTCCTCAACGTCTCAGAGCGTCTCCAGAGTAAAAATTCGGCGTAAAACGCACACCAAAGTATAAATAGAGATACGATCAAGCAAAATGGAGTAGTAATGGCAGATTCAGATCCAACAAAAGCACCCCATAACGTAGCAAGTCAGGGATTCGCTAGTGGAAGTGTAAAAGGACAGTACGATGTAAGTGCCCAAGCACGAAAAAAAGGTGCCGCAATTAATAATAAAGCGCAATCTCCACTAGCTGCAGGTTGATAAAAACCTCAATTTAATCAAACGCCTTTGGGTTCCTTGCCTAAAGGTGTTTTTTTGTCGCTAAATAGATTATGATATACCTTTTTGTTAAGGAAATGCATAACGATCACATCAAAATTGATTATCTTAGCTCCAATAAAATGGATTTAATTGATAAACCAGAAGAATCTGACGATTTATTACGTGAAGTCGTAGGTGATTACCTTCAAGACACCAAAAGAAAGCAAAATTTGACTGAAAACCACAAATTAAGCTAAAAAATGGCACAAGTTGACACCTCTTTACAAAATAGTCAGGCTTTTAAGGATATAAGTCTATCATTTGTCCGCCATCCTGTGACGGATGACATTGGAGTGTTTACAAATGAGTCAGCGATCAAGAGATCTGTGACAAATTTGGTTAGAACACGAGTAGGTGAACGTTTTTATGCCTCATTATTGGGTAGTGAACTAGAAGATTCGTTATTTGAACAACAAGATCCAGATACTGCTATCGTTCTGGAAGATGATATACAACTTTTACTTGAAAACTTTGAACCCAGAATATCGGGTGCAGATATTTCGGTGATTTATCCTTTAGATACCAATGAATTGACGGTAACTATTGCTTATGACATTGTTGGATTATCCTTGCCAAGACAAAATATAGAATTCGTTCTTCAATCAACTAGAATATAATGTCTTTTAACCAGTTTACGAACTTAGATTTCGCTGATCTGAGGGCTCAAATTAAAGATTACCTTCGTGTAAATAGCGATTTCTCTGATTTTGACTTTGAGGGGTCAAACTTTTCGACGTTAATTGACCTTCTAGCATATAACTCATACATTACTGCCTACAATACGAACATGGCAGTCAATGAATGTTTCCTTGATAGTGCAACTTTGCGAGAAAATGTAGTTTCACTAGCAAGAAATATCGGTTATGTACCAAGATCATCAAGATCTGCACAAGCTGTGGTTAATTTTACCGTAGATTTGGGTACAAATGACACAAAAATTGTAACTTTAAAAGCTGGACAGTGTGCATTGGGTACACAACAAGGAAGTTCTTACATATTTTCCATTCCAGACGACTTTGTTGCTACAACTGGTGAGAATAATATTGCAAATTTCTCTAATTTAACGATTTACGAAGGTGTTTATCTAACAAAAACCTTCCAAATTGATTATTCTCAACCAAATCAGAGATTTATCCTTCCAAATGCGAATATTGACACTACTTCTATTCGTGTTACGGTCAAATCTACGACAAATGAGATTTATACCCTCTATAACAACATTTTACAGGTTGATGCTACATCCAAACTGTTCCTAATCCAAGAAATTGAAGATGAACATTATGAAATACTCTTTGGAGACGGAATCATTGGTAAAAAACCGCCTGCTGGAGCAATTATCGACGTAACCTATGTTGTAACAAACGGAGCATTAGGAAATAACGCTAGAAACTTCTCATTTGTGGGAATTTTAAAGGATGATACGAATGCCACGATTACTGGCGGTATTTCACTCCTCACAACAACCCAAAAAGCGGAAATGGGTGACAGTATTGAAGATGTGAGTACAATCAAGTATCTTGCACCTCGTATATACTCGTCACAATACCGTGCCGTGACCGCCAACGACTATTCGGGGATAATTCCATTCGTATATCCTAACGTCGAGTCTGTGACCGCCTACGGTGGGGAAGAACTCGATCCTCCTGAGTATGGAAAGGTCTTTATCTCCATAAAACCGAAAAATGGTTCATTCTTATCGCAAATTACGAAGGATGACATTTCCAGACAGTTAAAACAGTATTCTATTGCTGGAATCAAACCAGAAATCATAGATCTCAAATATCTTTATGTTGAAGTCGATACGGCAGTCTATTATAACACTAACGCAACTTCAGATACTACTGAATTGCTTACTGCTGTTACAAGAACACTAACAACCTACTCATCATCATCTGATATTAATGATTTTGGTGGTAGATTCAAATATAGTAAAATTGTTGGTCTAATTGATGATTCTGCAAGGGGTGTTACTTCAAACATCACCAGAGTTAAGATGAGACGGGATATTACCCCTGAGATCAATATTTTTGCAACATATGAACTTTGCTATGGAAATGCTTTCTATATGCAATGTGGTGGATATGGAGTACGTTCAACAGGGTTTACGGTAAGTGGTATTGATGGAACTTTATATCTTGGAGATGTTCCTACTACAGGAACAACTGTAGGAAAACTAGTATTCTTCAAACTTGTCAATAATGTTCCTCTAATCGTTAAGAATGATGCTGGAACAATTGATTATACTCACGGAGAGCTTATTTTGGATGTGGTAAATATAACAGGAACTTCACTTGCAAGCGGAGTCATCGAAATAGAGACAATTCCCGAATCAAATGATGTTATTGCTTTGAAAGATTTGTATCTCCAATTAGATGTCGCAAATAGTAAAGTTACTGCTTTGCCAGACGTTATTTCCTCTGGTGAAAATACATCTGCTACATCATACGTCAAAACCTCTAGTTATGCTAGCGAATCAATCTATACGAGATAAATGACGGATATTAAAAGAGTAAAAGTCTCTCATTTAATAGAATCACAGATTCCTGAATTTTTGAATCAGGAATCTCCTTTATTTGGGGCTTTTTTAAATCAATATTACGAATCGCAAGAACATCAGTCTGGTGTAACTGATCTGGCTACCAATTTGCCAGATTATAGAAAAATTGGTTCTTTTAATAATGAAACTTTAATACCTGCTACAATTCTTACTTTATCTGCACTTGCAGGTGATACTACTATAGAAGTTGCATCAACAACTGGTTGGCCTGAAACTTATGGTCTATTGAAGATTGATAATGAGATTATTACATATACATCAAAAACTGCTACTACATTTGATGGATGTGCAAGGGGTTTTAGTGGAATAGATCAGATATCGAAAGAAGATGCTGCAGAATTCTTAAATTTTGCTCAAACTGATGCAAAGGCACATCTTTCAGGTTCCGTAGTAACTAATTTAAGTAATCTCTTCTTACAAGAATTCTTTACTAAGTTCAAGACAGAATTTCTTCCTGGCTTTGAGAATAGATCGTTTATATCTGGAACATCAGTCACTAATGTCCTAACAAGGGCAAAAGACTTCTATATGTCGAAGGGAACTGATGCATCTTATCAGATCCTATTCAAACTTCTTTATGGTGAGGATATTGAGCTCATCAAACCAATTGAAAGAACATTAGTTCCCTCTGATAACGTATATTTCAAAACTAAGCATGTTCTTTTAGAAAACCTGTTTGGTGGACAACCTTTAGAAACTGTTGGTAACTTCTTATATCAAGATGTTGCTGGAATTGGTACAGTCAGTGCTTCAATCTACAATGTAGAGTACCGACCAATTAATCAACAAGATTTCTATGAAGTATCTTTAGACTCTACATCATTCGATGGTACTTTCCAAGTGCCTGGTAAGACGAAGGCATTGGAATTAACTGATGAAAATGCTGAGACACTTGTTGTAGACTCTACAGTTGGATTTGGAAAAAGTGGTACTCTATTGGTAAAACCTAGAGCGGGTGCAAACTTTCTAAATCTCCGTTATACCGATAAAACTATAAACCAATTCTTAGGAGTTACTGGTATTAGTACTTCTTTGGTTTTTGGTGCAGATATACTTGAAAATAAACTTGCATATGCATATGCTGGATATGGACAAACATCTAAACTTGAATTTAGACTTGTAAACGTTATTGATAAGGTAGATACCACTAAATCTACCAATATGAAACTTGGGGATAATCTCAAGTTACTCTCATTCGGTAAGGATATGGGTGAGAGTCCAAAATTCAATAATTGGATCTATAATATTCCTTCTAGTCATAGTATTTCCACACTTAATCAGGTAAACGTTAATACTTACAGAATTAGTCTATATGATTCTTGCGTTTTCTATATTGATGAGATTCTAAAATTAAAAAATCAGAATCAAGAGTCTGTCAATGTTACGATTAAACAGATTGAGTATGATTCAACAAATGTATCAAAGACATATTCAAATACTATTGTTGTTCAAACTAATGGTACTGTTCCAACTAATGCAGATACTATTACGAAGACGGTTACCAAGGCTTCGCACAATTCCAGTTACTTTGCTGGTGTAGATAATTTCCCAGTTGGTATTCAGAACAGTTATCTCGACAAAGATGAGAAATCTTTCTATGTAGCATCATCAGGACTACCAAATTACCCCATTTTTGCAACAGACAATAAGGTATGGGTTAAGAGTAGTTCTGTAGAGGTCTCAGATGGGTTTGGAACACCTCTATTAGGTGGTGGCTATACATATACTATAAAATCAGAAGATCCCGCTGCCAACACTCCCCTAAACCACAACTATGTAACTGGGGATAAAATCTATTGGGATAACACTACTAGTAGTGGAATTGCGACAGGTATCTATTTTGTAACCAATATCAACCAGACTGAATTTTATCTTTCATTCAGTGGTGCTGATGTATTTGCTAAAAAGTATATTGCTCTTAAAACAAATACAACTGGTCAATTCATTTACAAGTCTGGATGGGAAAATAAGACATTAAAGAATCAAAAGATTCTTAGAAAGTATCCATACATTAAAGAAAAGACATTATTCGACGATCCAAATAAGAGAGAAGTTAATAACAGAGCTGTAGGATTGATGGCTAACGGTGTTGAACTGTTCCCACCAACTGTTTTTGATGAACAGATCTTCCACGGTGATATTACTGATATAAAAGTAACGAATCCAGGCAAAGATTATGATGTTATAACAGGACCTCCTTTGGTCATTAATGATCAACAAGGATCTGGTGCTGTTGGACATGCCAATATTTCTGGATCATTCAGAGAAGTTAAGTTAATTACTCCTGGCATTGGATATCAGGAAAAACCCAAGATTACAGTCAGTGGTGGCAATGGATCTGGTGCTGTTCTTGAGTCTAACCTTGTAAAGGGTAGAATTATTGCCAATTTCAAGGCAGATGGATCATCAGTCAATACTACTGATGAAAGTGTCACTTTTGAAGTAAGACATAACTTTGAAGTTGGTGAAGGTGTTGTTTATGATGCTAGAGGTAACACTCCTATAGTCAACGTTGTTAGTGGATCTACTTACTTCGTTGGAGTAGAGAATGAAAAGAGAATTAAGTTATACAATACCCCAGAAGATGCTAAAATTGGAATTAATACCGTTAATTTAGGAAATATTAGTTTTGGTTTCCATAAGTTTACTTCACTTAATGCCAAAAACACTATAACGAAGATCTACGTTAAGGAAAGTGGTTCTGGATATTCAAACAAGAAGATTATCGTTCAAGCAAGACCTGTTAATGGAGATGTACAGTCTGGTATTAGTACATCTGATAATTATATTCTTGCATATGACCATAATTTTAATAATGGTGAAATTGTTGAGTATTCTACAGATGGAACTGTTGCTTCTGGTCTTTCCACTACAACTCAGTATGCAATAAAAACAATTGATACTAATAGGTTTAGACTATGTGATGTTGGAGTTTCAACACTTAGAGACTTTACAAATTATGACAAAAATAAAACTGTTGTAATTCAGAGTTTGGGTACTGGTAAACATACTGTAAAATACCCATCTATAGTAGTAAACGTAGAAAGTTTATCTGCTATTGGTAGCACAACTATCATTAAACCAGATATATCACCTTTAGTTCTTGGATCTATTGAAAGTGTTTACTTAGAAGAAGGTGGAATTGGTTATGGTTGTACTAATATCATGGATTTCCATAGGAGACCTGATGTTGGTATATCAACTGTTGTATATCAAGCACTATTGAAACCAATCATTATTGGAGGTTCTATTGTAGACGTTCAGATACTTGCTTCTGGTAGTGGATATAGAGAAGACTCTGACATCAAGATTTATAGTCCTACAGGAGATTTTGCTGATATTAGACCGATTATTACTAATAATAAAATAACGGGTGTATCAGTACTTGATGGTGGTGTTGGATATGCTTCTAGTGACACTACTTTAGATTTACAGAACAGAGGTAAATCTGCTAAGTTTATTGCTAACGTTCGTGAGTGGAAACTTAATCAAGTTCAGAAGAATGAAAATATCATCAGTGTCGAAGATTCCATATTAACTAAACCAAGTACAAACCCAGAATATCAACTACAAACGGTAGGAATGTATCCTCCACAGAAGTTGAGATATCAACTTGGAGATAATATTGATTCTGGTAATTTAGAAACACCTAATGCAACTCACTCACCAGTATTGGGATATGCTTATGATGGTAATCCAATTTATGGCCCATATGGTTATCAAAATGCTGTTGGTGGATCCATTATTAGATTGAGTAGTGGATATATTCTTGATACTAGTCTTAGATCTGGTTTAAGACCTCCTGGCTTTGCGTTTGGATACTTTGTTAATGACTATCTCTTTGATAACTCTGGTGACCTAGATGTGCATGGTGGAAGGTACTGTGTTACACCACAATACCCAGATGGAACGTATGCATACTTCTACAGTGTTGATGTTGACTCTAGTGGTGTTGCTAAACCTAAGTTCCCATATCTTATTGGTGGATCATTTAAAGATACTCCAGTAGAAGAGAACTTTGTAACTTTCTTCAACCAAGATATTGATCTTACTTCTAGACAACTTACTAGAAATATATCACCATACTATCTAACTTATGGTAATTCTGATTATGAGTTGATTGATGATGTTAAGGATGCTCTAAAACAGGAATTTGAAGTTAGAAAAACAAAGAATGCTGGAATAACTTCTGTAACCATTTTTGCAAGAGGTGATGGATATAAAATAGATGATCCTCTTACCTTAGACAATAAAGGAACTGATGGAACTGGCGCTAGTATTGTTGTAAGTGAAATATTTGGTAAGGATGTCGAATCTGTAACGATTGGTGTTTCTACATTCCCAGGCACTGAATTAAGAAAAGACAAGTCATTGATTATTGGTATAACAACAGTTCCACATGAAATTGCAACTGGTGAAACAGTTGTTTTAAGTGGTATTGATACTTCTCAGTTTACTGAATTTAATGGGCCTCAAAAGGTTACTGTTATTGGTAGAACTGTTGGATTAGCAACTTTCTTAGATAATGTAACTACTACTGGAGTTAGTACTCACATATACGTTACAGATACAAGAGGTTTTGAACCAAGTGACCATATTGGTATAGGAACAGAAACATTCTTAGTTACCAACGTTGATGAACAATTCTCTAGATTATTTGTAAACAGAGAGAATTTTGTTGGTGCTGCAATGACACATGCAGTTGGAGAATATAATGTTATATTAAAACCAAAGAAATTCTCATTCCCAGTTGGTAATTCAACAGTAACTCAATTTACTTTTGAAAATTATGCAACCTACTTCAATCCACAACAAAGTGTTGGTGTTGGTTCTACTGGAACACATTATGATATACCCCTCACAGGTTTAAGTACTTCTGCTGTACAAACTATAGAAAATAGGTTTGTTCCTCAACAAAGAATTTATATTAAAGATCATACCTTCTTTACTGGTCAAAACTTGACTTATAATATGGGTATTGGTGGAACCTCTATTGTTTGGGCACAAACTAGTGCTGGTGCAACTTCTGGTGTAGGTACTGTAGTTCTTCCTGATGGAGATGTTTGGGCAATTAACTTTGAACCAAATTATATTGGATTAGCAACCGCAGGATTCTGTACAACAGGAGATGCTATATGGTTCTATACTCCTGCTTCTAATTCTGGTCTTGCACATTCAATTACAACTAAGTATCCTAAAGTAACAACGAAAGTAGAGAGATTCTACGGAAATGTTGGAGTAACATCTAATCATGGTCTTTTGACTGGTGATACGATAACATTAGAGGCAATACCTAAATCTGCTGAATCTGTTTCTCTTAGATATGACCCCGTTATTGCAAAAGTAACTACAAAGAAAGTTGGATTTGCTAAGAGTAGTTTCTCTACAGATTTGACTCAAATAAACATTGCTGATGAAGACTTACAGAGTGGTGATAAAGTAGTCTATTACGATAGTGGAAATACTATTGCTGGATTATCAAATAATGAAACTTATTTTGTTCTTAGGGAAGATACTGAATCTATAAAACTTTGTAAATATAAGTCCGATGTTGCTGCTTCTAATCCAGTAGGAATAACAACAGTAAATGAGTCTCAAGCAGGTAATAAGAGTTATCTTGCTAAGATCAATCCCCCATTAAACTTTACCACAGGAAATACCATCACTTTTGATGTTTCCGATCCTACTTTATTGGATATGAGATTGGACTTCTTTGAAGATATCACTTTCAGTTCAAGATTGGATGTTTATGGTACAAGTTCCACTGGATTTAACATTGCTAGAAATGGTATTTCTGGAAATGTTGATGCTTCTGTAGTTGTCAGAACAGATATTAATTGGCCAAGTAAAACATTCTATAATTTGACTCCTGTTGTTCCTTCAGATGCAAGAAAGACATATGGATCATCGGACACTGATGTTACAGGAAGAAACAATATAACATTCAAAAATATTGTTATAAAAAATGAGCATAAGGTAATAAAAAGTGATGATAAGAACTTTACCTTCAATTTATTAGAAAAACCACTAGAGTCTCAGAAATATATCTCCAGAACAGGTGTAAGTACTATCACATACAGTACAACTTCTCCTACTGCTAGAGGCCCAGTTTCTAAGACTAAAATTAATTTCCCTGGCAAAGGATATACCGTCCTACCTAAAGTTATTGGTTTTGCTAGTACTCAAGGTCAAGATGCCATTGTTAAGGTTTCTTCACCAGAAATAGGTCAAATTGATACAATTGAAAGAGTAAAAGATGGATTTGATTATCCTACTGATCCTACTCTATTACCATTCTTAAGTGTTCCAGCAATTGTTGATATAAGTGGTATTGCTAGAATAAATCAAGTTAAAGTTGTTGATGGTGGTGAGAGATATAATCAACCACCCAAACTTACTGTTCGTGGTAATGATAAAGTAAAAATTGCTGCACATGTAATTGGTGGATCTGTTGATAGAGTAGAAGTCGTTGAAAATGCTTATGAGTTTAAAGAACCATTAAGTATAATCACAACTAATAACTCTAATGGTTATGACATTGATGCGATAACTCATTCAGGAACAGCTGTTACTGTTGAATTACTATTGGATGCACAGTTCAATATTCCAATAAAAACTGGATTTGCATCTACTGAAACTAAATTACCATTTGCAATTGGAGATAAAGTATTTGTTGAAGGATGTAGAATAAAACCAGCATCCATAACTGCAGGAGAAGGTAACTTCAACTCTGTTGATTATGATTATACATTCTACAATGTAACTGGTGTAAGTACCGCTAATAACACAGTTACTTTCAGTATGAATGATGCTCCTGGCATTTCTACTGTTACTTTGGGTGCCTATGATGATGATTTCACTCTAGGTTCCATTGTCAATTACAATGACATGGCCAAGTTCCAGATGACAATCATTGATGATGCCAAGTATGTTTCTGGTGAGAAAGTAACATCTACTAGATTTGAGGGATATGTTTCCGAAAATGGTTGGAATGGAAATATTGGTCAACTTAGACTTAGAGATACTATCGGAAAGTTATTGCCTGGAGATACATTGTATGGTCAGGTTTCTAAACTGCATGGTAATGTAAGAGATGTCAACAGATTTAGTGTTGATACGACTCTTGGAGTTACTAGGGATAAGGTTTCCAAGAATGATATGAATGTTGGTATTCTGAATGATTTCAGTCAGAGATTATCAGATAACTTCTACTATCAAAAGTTTGCATATTCAATTAAGAGTAAGTTACCACATAATAAGTGGAAAGAGGCTGTAAAATCTATTGTTCATCCATCTGGATTCTTAGAATTCTCTGATCTTGTAGTAGAGAGTGATTCTAAGAAAGATGCAGAGACATTAGACTTGGTATCTGTTGGTATTGCAAAATCGACCAATATGAAGGTCAAACCAGCTGATATTAAGATTGACCTCATCTTGAATATTGACAGTGAGATGTATATGGGCAAAAGAGATAATTTTGCCATGATTACTGAGGACGATCCTTTACCAGATGGTTCTGTACAGAGAATCTACTTCCCAGAAGGAAGACCAATTAAGAGTTTTGTTATGAACAAGACCAATAAGGTCTTGAATTTGGATGATATCTCTAGTGGATTTGATGGTTCTCATGATAGAACAGGAACATTAGTTGGAAGTAAACAGTTCCAGTTAAGTTCTGATGGTTCTCCTGCATTTAAGAAAACATATAATTCTGCTGATGGTGCAGTTGTTGATCTAGCACTCAACATTATAAGTATTCAGAATCATGATTTCCAGACTGGCCAGGCTGTAATTTTAGACACCGACGGTGGATCTAAGATTGGTATTGCAATTACATCACATACAACAGGTACTAAAGATATTATTATGGCTGCCAGATCATCTGGTATTGGTGGTAGTGCAATATTTGAAAATGGATATAACGTCCAAATCCCAGGCCCTGTAACGGGTACTGCAGTAACTGCCAACCCTCCTGGCGATCAATTCAGAATCTATGGTTTTGGTAATCCTAATGGTGGATTAGCTGGTATATGTACTAGAGGTTCTGGTGCTCATTTCCAAGTCAAGTTCGATTTTAATCAAACTACTGGACAGTGTATATCTACAGCAGTTACATTGATTAATGGTGGTGCTGGTTACTTTGTTGGAGACAACGTAAGTATTGCTGGTACACACTTGGGTGGTGCTACTCCTGCAAATAATTTGACGTTCCCAATTACAAAGGTTACTGGTACAAGAACTGGTGTTTCTACTATGTACAGTAATGTTCCATCCACGAATAATGGATCTGGATCTGGTGCAGTATTTGATATTACTAGAGATGGTAATTTAGATATTACAGCTGTTGGTGTTGTTACTGGAGGAACGGGATATGCTTCTACTAATGTAGTTGCTATTGCTGGAACATATATTGGTGGATCTACACCAACTGATGACGTATATCTAACTCCTGTCGAGTTGGGTACAAATGTTATGCCTAACGAGTTATTTGTACAGAAAGTTGATGACTTCAAATTCAGAGTTGCTGGATTATCTACATCATTACCTTTCACTTTTGTTGGATTAGGAACTGGAACACACATTCTTAAAGTTGCTGAACCAACAAAACAGGCTTTGATTATGATTGATAATATCATTCAAACTCCTATCAAGAACAAAAAACTGAATGTAACTGTTTCTAGTGCTCTTGGTCAGTCTGACGAAGGTGTTACTGTTTCTGCAGGAATAGGTTCTTTGACAAAAGGTGATATTTTAAAAGTAGATAGTGAGTATCTAAAGGTCAAACAGATTGGTGACACTACATTTGCTCAAGCTAGATCAGCTAAAGCAGAGAATACTGTTGATAATACTTTCTATTATGATACTAATAGAATGAACTCAAATGTGACGAGTGCTGATACTACATTGGCAACTCACGATGATAACCCTCCATATTAACTATAAATAAAGAAAAACGTTTTAAATAATGTCTAAACAGGGAATTAGTACTGGTTCTGCTCCGAATGACGGCACGGGTGATACCCTATTGGCGGGAACCATCAAAATTAATAGTAATTTTAGTGAAATTTATGAAACGTTTGGAGACGGTGCTAACCTTTTAAGTTTCGTTTCTTACGCTACTACTGCTGGTTATTCTACTAACTGTGGTATTGCGACGACATCGATTGCTGCTGGAATCGCAAAGAGTGTTGCAGACGATATAAATGTCAATACATCTGGTGTTGTAACATCAAGTTATGCTGATGTTGGTAAGATAACCATTCAACAGCCTGGTGCAATTACGGATGGGCCTATTGAGGTTGGTTATGCAACCACCATGTTTAGGATCAAAGCTGATGGTATGGTTGGTATCGGCACATCACTACCTACCTCACAGTTAGAAGTTGCATCATTCTCGAACGAAAGACCTACTATATGGGCAATTGCAAAAGGTAATGGACATGGATTGCGAGTATCCGATCAAAATTCTACTGATGGAAAGTCATTTGTTGTTGATAAAAACGCATATACTGGAATAGGTTCTACTGCTCCCACTTGTAGACTAGATGTTCAGGGTGATGTTTTAGTCAGTGGTACTAGTACTTTAACCGATCAGGTAAACTTTAATGCAGATATTACAGAGAAAGTCGTAGGTAACTATAGTGATAATTTCAATGTAAGTGCAGGTGGTACATTCACAGTTGATATTTCCCAAGGATCAGTTGTTCTGGGTGGACTTACAACATCTGTTACAGCCTGGAATTTTACCAATGTAAGTGGTGCAAACAGTAAAGCAACAACGGTTACTGTGATTAATAATTCTGGTATTGGTTACACTTACGGAGATGCAGTAAACGTCAATGGGGCGCCTGTTGCATCTGGTATTAAGTGGGTAGGTGGTAATCCTCCACCTGCAACAGCAAATGATGACATATTAACCTTTAGTATTATCAGGGACGGTACTGGTGTTACTAGGGTTTATTGTAGCAGTTCCATTAACATCATATAGAGGACGTAGATTAAATGCCAAGAACTACGCCTGGAGCCGGAGCGTTATTTAAACCAGCTTTTAACTCCACTTACGGTGTTCACCAGATACAAGTTTTAGCTGGTGGATCTGGATACGCTAAGACGGATCCCCCAAAAATAGAAATTACGGGTACAACTTCACCTACTGTTGAAGGTGTATTTTATCCTGTCATTAGTGGTGTCGGAACTATATCCGATATTATTATCTTTAAAACGGGTGTTGGATATTATCCTGTTTTTAGTACATCTACACAATCTCAGGTTGTTGTAGAGAGGGGTGCTTTTGGTACTATATCAACAAGTCACAGTTCTGCTGGTATTGCTTATTCTGTGTTTTCTGGTGATTACAATATTGTAGATGATAATATCTTTTTCAGCGATGCTCCATATGGTAAAACTGGCCCAGTCGGACTCGAAACTGGATCTTCATTTGCTGGCAGAATGTTCTCCAGAAAGTTGGATCCTTATGATACTTCTGACACTAATACAATTCTAGATGACATATCATTAGAATTTACAGGTATTGCAGGAACTCAGTTCACTCTAACAGAGAATAATGGAATAGTTACTTCAGTTTATAATAATGTTAATACTGGAGTGGATATTAATAATAATCCATTCGTTTTAATCAATAATGTAGTACAAACGCCAGGACTTGATTTTGAAATTGTAGATAATGTTTCAAATAAGATCAATTTCTTAAGTGGAGTCCCAAGAGCAGGAAGAATTAATAAAGTAGGACTTCAAACTGGTTCTGGTTATTACTTACCAATGAAGGCTGCTGTAAGGGTTGGTGTTGGATCAACTGGTAGTCTTGAGTTTGTTCGGATAGAAGGTAAAGGTCAGGGATATAGAACAGTTCCAGAAATTAGTGTTAGATCATCTCAAGGTTATGGTGCAAGTTTAACTGCATATCTTGGAACTTCAGCAGGAAGCGCAGTTGCTATTAGTACTGCAGATTATAATCATATTGCTGGTATTTGTACTTTTAGTACTGGTGCCGCATCTCATGGATTTGAATCGGAGGATAGAATTAGATTAACTGGTCTAGGATTTACTTTTACTCCCGTATCTGCTGCTAGGAATGTCAATACTTTTGGATATGATTATATAACGGGAATTGCTACCATTGGAGTTACTGGTGGTCACTATATTGGTACAGCAGAAAATCAAAGTAGGAATTTATTAATAACACAAGTACAAGTCTATAATGGTATTAGTACATATACTTTTAGAGAGGATGCTTATCCAATTACTAAAGTTATTGATGCTAATAACGTACTAGTTAATCTTGGCATAAGTACACAACCATTAGCTTATGTTAGTGGTGGATTGACAAGAGCTGGTGTTGATACTGCCATTCTGGATGGTAGAAATGTAGTTGGTTTTGATGTAATTGGTGTAACTACAAATACATTTGAAGCCTTTATTGGTATCTCAACTTTTGCACATCAATATGTAACTGGTGGTGTAGTTAATAGAGCAGAAGCAGGAATAGTTACTAATTTTTCTATCGTAGAAGGTGGAACTGGATTCTATGCACCAAGGACAATTTCATACATTAATGGAACTCCTTCAAATGGTATTACGACTCTTACTGCTTATGGTAATCAAGCTGGTAATACAGTTGCGATATCATCAGTAAACTACGATTACATATCTGGTGTTGCCACAGTTACTTCTGGAAGTGGACATGGATTAACAACATCTAGTGTTGTTAAATTGGCAGGTATTGCATTTAGTACTGGTCAGGGTGATATTGTATTCCCATCTGATGCACAGAAGTATTATGGTGTTAGAAGTGTTGCAGATGTTAATAATTTCACGGTTAATATTGGTGCAGCACTAGAAACAACTGGTATTCATACACACCATGCTGGAGTGGGTTCTTTCATTGCCTATGAAGGACATGGATTGGAGACTGATGACTTTGTTTATGCAAGTGGTGTTGCTGTTACATTCACAAGTGCTCCTTCAGTAAATGTTGGTGATGTAGAGTATGATGAAGTTACTGGTATTGCAACAATTACTACTAGAAAAAATCATAATCTTAAAGAGGATGATTGTGTTATTCTTTCTGGTATTTCATTCACTTGTAATTACGATCCAGCATTAGGAATATCCAGTGCTGAGTATGATAACACTACTGGTGTTATGACAGTAACAACTTCTGCTGCTCACGGTTATAAGGTGGGTAAAGATGTTGTATTTACTGGTTTAGGATTTACATGTCAATTAGATAATGGTGCAAACCAACACTATTATCCAAGAAGTCGTTCTAGTGCATATGATAGTTCACTTCCTGTTGTAGGTATTGCTGGTACAACAGTTACTATTGATGTTGGATTTGCTCCTCCAAAGGATCAATTCACTCATGTATTCGATAAGGCAAATGCTGGTGCATTAATTGGTGGTGGTGCTTATAATCATAGGTACATTCGTTCTGAAGAAGGTGCTCTATTAACTGGTGGAGACTTTACACATAAGTTTATTAGTGCTACTGCTGATTCTACATTTAGTGGTGGTAATTACGAACACAAATTTGTTAGTGCTGAGGCATATAAGACTCTAAAAATTGGTGGTGATTATGCCCACACATTCGTTCCAGCAAAAACGGTTGCTGATTGTATCGATATAGTTGGTGGTGGTACAACTACACCCACAAATGCAGATTATGTTCCTAGTACTGGTGCATTAGTTTTAACAGTCCCTGGCCACGGATTATCAGGGCCAACATCCCATACAATAACAACTGCAAGATATAATGCTCTTGTTGGAATATTAACTATAACTGTTCCTGGCCATAACTTTGCCAATGGTGATCAAATTAAGATTGATAACGATGCCATTGGATTTAAGTGTTCAATGGATAGTAATTCCACCACTCATACATATCCACGTTCTACCGATCCTGTAAGTAATCAGTGGTTACCAATATCAAATAAGACAACAGATGATTTTGAAGTATTCGTTGGTATGAGTACCATTGTTAATTACACTGTTTCTGATGCTCTATACACACCTTCTGTAGGTGTGATGACCATGACTATTGGTACTCATGATCTATTATCAGGTTCTAGTATTAAAATTAAACCATCTTCACTTGGATTTAAGTGTGAGATGGATAGTCAGACATCTACTAAGTATTATCCTCGTGCTTCTGACCCTGTTTATGATACTGCAGTTCCTATTACTGGTATTGGATCTACTACAATAACTGTTCAGGTTGGTGTTACAACACAAGTCAAATACAACATTAGGTTTGCAGATTATAACCCTGTTGCAGGTATTATTACAGTTTCTCTTGATAGACTTCATAACTTTGTTGTTGGAGAGAGTATTAAATTCAAAGAAGGTTCTATTGTCTTTAAATGTGCTAAAGATGCTTTCCAAACTAATCATTTTTATCCAAGACCACAAGATCCTTTCTACAATACATCAGTTCCTATTGTTAGTTGTGCTGGTACAATATTCACAGCTCAAGTTGGAGTAACAACTCTTGGAAACTTTATACACTCATTCGTTCCAAACCAAGGTGTTGCAGTTGAGGGTGTAATTTCTGGTGGTGATTATGGACATACATTTAGTGGAGTGGGAACAGATGCCGTAATTACTGGTGGTGTTTATGACCATACATTTGAATCTGCAGTTGCTGGCGGACTTAAGAGACCTTCAACAAATGTTGAAATATCCAGAGGTGGATTAACATTTAAGTGTGCAAAAGATAATTATGCTACTGAACATGCATATCCTCGTGCTACAGACCCAGCATATAATACAGAACTAGGAATTGTTGACACAACAACTGATACTTTTGAAGTTAGAGTTGGTGTATCGACTGTTCAAGAAAGATCAATCACAGATGCGAGTTATAACGCTGCCACAGGTGACTTAGTGATGACAGTTGGATCTGGTCATTCATATACTTCTCCAACCTCACACACGATTACAACCGCAACATATACTCCTTCTACTGGAGTAATAGAACCTACTATCGCAAATCATGGGTTCCTTAGTGGAGATTACGTTAATTTTGGTACTGGATCAGTCTCATTTAAGTGTGAAGAAGATGATTATGCAACTCCTCACGCATATCCTCGTTCATCCGATCCATATGCTAATCGATGGTTACCAATTTATAATGTAGGAGTTAATACATTCTCCGTATTTGTTGGCGTATCTACAAACACTACTGAACATATATTTTTCGTTGGTCTTGCTGGAGGACTGAAGAGAGCAACTGATACTGTTGGAATTAACACATCATCAATTGTGATGACATGTTTCAGGGATCAACATAAGACAAAACATGCTTATCCTCGTCCTAATGATCCTATTGGTGGTAATAAGAGTGTTGGTATTGGAGCAACAACTGATACTACTCTTACAATCAATGTTGGTGTATCAACGATTAAGAATTACTCAATAACAACTGCTGCCTATACCGCAAGCACTGGTATTGTAACTGTATTCTCTAACCGCCATGGATTGAGTGGTAATTTAACTCAAACAACTAATTTTGCTACTTATAATGCCGCTGTTGGTATTATGACCATCACAACAAATGGTGATCATAATCTTACAACTGGAGATAGAGTTCAATTTGATAGAGACTCTATTAACTTCAGATGTTACATGGATGGTAGGAAATCAATTAAGAGTTATCCAAGAGCATCAGATCCAGCAAATCAAAAATGGTTGCCTGTTGAAAGGGTTGATGATGATAAATTCTCTGTTCAGGTGGGTGTATCTACTATCGTTACTTACAGTCCTACAAGTGGATCTTATAATCCATTCACAGGATTGTTGACTGTAGATATTGGTGAACATTATCTTAAGAAAGGAAATGCAGTAAAACTTAAGACAAGAGCCTTTAAGTTTACTTGTGGTCAAGATAATCACGCTACAAATCACTTCTATCCTAGAGCAACTTCTATCAGTGGCCCAGATCCTGCTTATAATACTGCAGTTAAGATTACTGGCACAACTGATACAACCATTACATTAGATGTTGGTAAGTCTTCTAACCAATCAGATCATATCTTTATTTCTTCTTCTGCTGACTCTGTTATTGCAGGTGGTAATTATGAACATACATATGAAAATTCAATATCTAATAACATAAAGATTGCAAGAGATACTATTGGGTTAACAACAAACTCTTATACCTTCCAGTGTTCTCAAGATAATTATGGAACAGATCATACTTATCCAAGATCGGGTTATGCTCATACATTTGTAAGTGCAACAGCTGGTGCTGCATTTACTGGTGGATCATATGCACATAATTTTGTAAGTGCTGGTGCAGAATCAATTTATGTTACTCAAAGTGGTGCTAAATTAACACCAACAAATGCTGCCTATAATGCCGAAACAGGCAACATGGTTCTGACATTTGGATCCAATCATGGTTTGGTTGCAGGTACTAATACAGTTGGTATTGCAACTAATTCAATTACCTTAACTTGTGATAGAGATAATCACGCTACAAATCACGCATATCCAAGGTCAACCGACCCAGTTCACGGTCTTACAAACGTTGCAATTGGTGCCACTACACTTGACACAATTACGGTTAATGTAGGTGTTAGTCAGATTGTATCTAAGAATATAACTGCTGCGACTTATGATCCTGAATCTGGATCAATGGATATCACCATTGCCAATCATGGACTTCTAGTTGGTCAACCAATTGGTATTGTTACCAATTCAATGACATTTACATGTGCTAGAGATTCACATGCAACTAATCACACATATCCACGTAACAGTGATCCATATCATAATAAGAACATTTCTATTGGGGCAACTACTGCCAATACAATAACACTCTTTGTTGGTAAATCTAACACTGGAGATCCTCTGAATAATCAGGAAATTGGTATTCTAACTTCTACAGCAGATACGTTCACATTCAACGTTGGTATAACAAGTCTGGTTAAGTACAATATAACCACATCCACTTATACTCCTTCCTCTGGTATTGTCACATTTACAACTGACAGTTCTCATGGATTAACTACTGCCACAAGTGTTGGTATTGCAACTGGTGGACTGATCTTCTCTTGTGAGATGGATCAACATGCCACAGAACATGCATATCCAAGACCAGGCTTTGCACATACATTCGTTAGTGCAACATCTGGTGCAGTAATTCAGGGTGGAAATTATGCACACACATATGTAAGTTCCCTTGCTGGTGTTGCATTTACTGGTGGTAATTACAAACATAACTTTGTCAGTGCTGCTGCAAATTCAGTTCATGTTGGTTCTTGGACTGGAACGAAATTGACCCCTAACGACGTATCTTATAATGCTGTTACGGGTAACATGACTATGAAGTTTGCTTCTGCACATGGTCTTGTTGCTGGTAGTAATACAGTTGGAATTGCAACAGGTGGTATTGTTCTAACTTGCGATAGAGATAACCATGCAACTAATCATGCATATCCAAGAGCATCTGACCCTGTACATGGTCTTGTAAACGTAGCAATTGGAGCGACAACTCTTACTAGTATCACGGTTAACGTTGGTGTTTCTACAATCGTTTCTAGTGGTATTACAACTGCAACATATGCCCCTGCAACAGGAGATATTGAGTTAACAGTTGGATCTGGACATGGATTACTTGCACAGGGTCAAGCGACTGCAACAAACGCAAATTATAATCCTGCTGCTGGTATAATGACTGTGACTGTTGCTGGTCATGGATGGGAAGTTGGTGAGTATGTTAAATTTGAACCAGATGCATTTGTCTTTACTTGTGGTATAGACACTCATGCAACACCTAAGGCATATCCTCGTCCTAGTGATGATTACTATAATACTTGGTTGCCTATACTTGGCACAGACACAAATACATTCTCTGTTCAAGTTGTTAAGAATCCTCCTTCAACTAGTGTAGGTGTACATACATTCGTTTCTTCTGCAACTAATGGTGTTAAGAAGGCGAATAATACTGTTGGTATTCATACTCGTTCAATTACAATGACATGTGCTAGAGATGCACATGCAACTAATCATGCATATCCTCGTGATGCTGACCCAATTAATAACAAACAGGTTGGAATTAAGGCAGTAACCTCCACAACAATAACAATCAATTGTGGTATTTCTACTCTTGTCACATATAACGTTACCGATGCATCTTACAATGATGTAGTTGGAGATCTTGAGTTGACAGTTGGTGCTGGTCACGGATTCGTTGTAAATGACAACGCTAATGTAGGAATTGCTACAAACGCCTTGACATTTACTTGTGCTCAAGATGCTCATGCTTCAAATCATACTTATCCAAGAACAAGTGATCCAATCCATAAGAAGGTAGTTTCTATTGGATCAACTAGTGATACTACCATTACATTAAATTGTGGTGCAGCTGGTATTGACGATCCTGCTCACTCTGAAGGACTGAAACCTACTAAGATAACATCAAATACTATCAGTCTAAATGTTGGTGCAACAAACCAAGTTAATTTCAACGTTGGTGGTGCAACATATCAAGAGTCTGTTGGTGTAATGACAATGAGTATAGGAACTCATAGTCTTGAAATAGGACAGAACGTTAAGTTAGCAAGTGAGTCCCTATACTTCAAGTGTTCTAGAGATGGTAATGCAACTTCTCATGTATATCCAAAGGGAGGAGATCCTTGGTACAATGGGTCTGTTATTACTAGAGTTATAGACGCTAATAACATTGAAACTAATGTTGGTGTTTCCACTGTTCCAACACATTACAATGCAGGTGGTACTATTCAGGGTGTTATTATTGCTCCAAGAGAATTTAATAATTCAGCAAGTGGAGTAGACTATGCATCTGGTGGTACATTTGTAGATAAGATTATTGATAATAAGAACTTTGTTGTTAATGTTGGTATTTCTACTGTAGATCACAACTACAACAGAGGCGGACTTTCACAACAAGGTAAGAGAATGGCTTCCTCTATTGAGAAAGGATTCTCTGGATTTGATGTTATAGAAAAGATAGACAGTGCTAACTTTAGAGTTGATGCTGGATTAACTACCGAAAGGTCTCTATTTACGAGAGGTGGTAGGATAGACAAACCAGTTTATGTTGATATTGCAGAACCTGATCCATATTTCAATAGAAAACTTGAATATGTTTCTGGATCAACAGGTCTTGGAACAGATTCTAAGGTTGATATTCGTATCAATGTTGATGGTCAGATTGGTGAATATAATATTCTTGAAGAAGGAACTGCATTTAAAGTTGACGAAGAGTTAACTGTTTCTGGTATTGCTACAGACCCAAGAGTTGGCATTCTTACCGAATTCCAATTAAAAGTTGTAGAACTAGAAAGTGATACTTTCTCTGGATTCTATCCTGGCCAGTTCATCTTATTTGATGATATTTCTTCATACTTTAATGGACAACGTAAGAAGTTTACTTTATCAGTAACAACTGCTGGTGAAACAGAGATTTTGAGTCTTAAGACTCTGCCTGGTAGTGATATGGATATTACTAATAATATCTTCATTTACATTAATGATATTCTACAGACTCCACAATCTTCTTACACATTTAAGGGTAGTAGAGTTATCTTCACTGAGGCACCAAAACCAAACTCTAAGTGTTCTGTATTTTACTTCAGAGGATCTAAGAGAGACGTTGAAACAATTGATCCAGTACAATCAGTTAAGTCTGGTGATGTTGTACAGATTAAAGAGAATAAATTAGATCTACTTGATATTGATCAGTTCCAAAGAACTACTAAGAGAATAGTTGCTTCTGACCTCTTAGAAACATTCACATATGACAGTATTGGAATTAATACTGCTCAGGATGCTGAGAGACCACTAGCTTGGATTAAACAAAGACAGGATCAGATTCTTTCTGGTGTATTGATACCAAAATCAAGACCTAGTTTGAAGAGTAAAGTTCTTCCTACTACAAGAATTATTAAAGCTGTTGGAAATTTAGATGATAGAATTCATGTAAGTAATGCTTTCCCAGTATTCACAAATATTGATAAACTACTTCAAGCTGAAAGAAATATACAAATCTTTGACGATGGTGATGTTGAGCCAGGTATTGTAACCTCTATTGTTTCTACCTCATCTAGTATATCCTCTTTGGCTATCAGTTATGGTGGAACTGGATACAGTAATCTTGCAAGTCCTAATGTCGCCATTTCAAGTGCGTTAATTACTCGTAAAGATCCTATTAAGAATTGGAAATTTGATGGAATTAGTGGTGTTACTCAGGCAGTTGAATTTAAGGCTATAACTCAACAAGCACCAATTGTTGCTGTTGGATCAAGTAGTTACTATATCAATACTAAGAGTGGAACATTCTGGGAAAGAGGACAGATTGGATTTGGTGGAACTATCACCTTTAATGGTGTTGGTATGGGATTCAGTTATGCCAATCAAGGTAGTCTGAATGTTATGGCTGTAGGTGATTATGCATCTATGGCAAGAGCAGTTGCAATTGGTAACAGTATTGGTACTTGGTCTGCTCTAGATCTTAAAGAAGAAAGGACAATTCCTGCCATCAACCAAACAGGTAAATTTGATAGTACCTATGCAGGTAATTTCCAAGATGTTCTTTGGGAAGGAACTAGAAATACATGGGTTGCTGTTGGTGCTGCTGGATCTATCTTTACTGCTGTTGGTCTTACAACCGCAGAGGCATTTAGTCAGTATTCAGGAACTTTACAACAATTAAACTCTGTATGTTATGGTCAATCGGAATTTGTCGCAGTTGGAAATGGTGGTGTAGTTATTGCATCTAATGACGGAACTGGATGGGGAGATAAGATCAGTAATACTGCATATGATTTGAATGATATCATCTATGATGGAAATAGATTCATCTGTGTTGGTGATAATGGTACTATTGGTATTTCTACCAATAAGAATTACTGGCAACCTTGGAGTCAACAGTTACCTGCAGGAACAGTTCACCCCGCTACATTTGACTTTAAGACACTCAAGTTTATTGATGGAATTTATATTGGAATCAGTACTGTTGGTGACATGTACTATTCATTCGATCTTGCAAACTGGAATAAGAGAGAAGTAAATCATACTAATGAGATTAGAGATATTGTTAATACTCCATTTGGTGATTTTGCAAGTAGTAGAATTCTCGCAGTTGGAACAGGAACAACACAATTCTATGCAGATCCAGTTGTTAACAGGGCAGTTGCAACTTCTTCTGTTACCGCTGGTGTATTAACTGCACTTACAGTAACAGATGGTGGATTTGGTTATCAAGTTGGTAGTTCTCCTCCAGTTATTATCGAAACTGATAAGGCGAAACAGGAGAAAGTTTATTCAGTTAATGCCAAGGGTGATTTTGGTGACATTGTAGGAATAAATACATGGTTGCCAGGTTCCGCTGGTGTTCTGCCTAGATTAGCATTTACTCTAAAATCACAATATAATGATAATACTAATTTGGGTTATGGTTATTCATCACTAAACGCTCTTGGTGTTGAGTACTCTGGACTTGAGAAAGGTGATTATTTCACAATTTATGATAGTTCTCTAGTTGTTGGACATGCACTAACTGGTATTACAACTTCTAGTGGTGCAAATGAACCTGTTGGTATGGTTACTGCTGGTGATTATCTTGGTGGAGTGTTCAGAGTAGAAGAAGTTACAAATGGAGATGCTGTTTCTGGAATCGTAACTGTCACTTGTGCTTTCCAACCAGGCCCAACACCTTATGGAAACAACCATATTCAGGTAGGAGTTGGTACAACTGCAACTACTGATACCTTCTGGGGTAAATATAGTTGGGGTCAAATCTACGGATATCAGAATCGTGGTTCAGGAAATCCAAAAGAATTTTTCGTCAATACAAACAATGGTAATGTAGGATTATCTACTGCTGCTGTAGTTTCCAGATTAAAACCACTAACTTAACCACACTAAATAAACCAAAGGACTAGTTTTTTAAAATGCCTGCAATTATATCCGAACAATTCAGGATTCTGAACGCCGAGACTTTCGTGCAAAGTTTTGTCGGGGTCGGATCTACTGTTAATAAGTATTATGCTTTCATGGGATTACCCAATTCCATTGAACCTAAAGCGGGTGGTACTGCTACGTGGGCAACTGATACTCCCTCACCTTTAGATGGGTTTGAGGAAGAATATGGAATTAAAGAATCCATTATTGCGATGAAGAAAGTTACTGATAAGGATGTTCGCAGACTTGTCAGAAAGGTTAGTTGGGTTGCTGGTACAACTTACGAGATGTACAGGCATGACTACAATATCTACAATCTCACACCTATTACTAGTCAGGGGAGTTTGTACGAGGCAAATTACTACATAGTCAATGAAGACTTGAAAGTTTACATTTGTCTGCAAAATGGATCCGACCCAGAAAATCCAAAGGGAAGGCCTTCGTATGACCAACCCACATTTGTTGACCTTGAGCCAAGAGCAGCTGGTACTAGTGGCGATGGTTATGTTTGGAAATACCTTTATACGATTAAACCATCCGAAATCGTTAAATTTGACTCTATTGAATACATACCTGTGCCCGAAAACTGGGGTAAACAGGGCGAGACTGTTGCAACAAAGGCTAATGCTATAGACGGAAAGATAGAAGTCGTTGTTGTTAATGATAGAGGATCAAACTATCAGCCTATCTCTACATCATTTGCTAATGTTCCTATTTTGGGAGATGGTACTGGAGGAAAGGCAACCATTACTGTCGATTCATTCGGAAAGGTCTCAGAGGTATTTGTAACCGATGGAGGTACTGGATATACTCATGGATCTATTCAATTCTTCCCTGGCGCGCCTGGCAGTGAGAGTGGTGGTGTTCTTGCAAACCTAACCAATACTGGTATAGGAACAACATCTATCTCCAACTTCAATGTCATCATTCCACCTAAAGGTGGTCATGGATATGACATCTATAGAGAATTGGGAGCATATAGAGCTCTACTCTATTCTAGATTTGAAACTTTAGAAACTAACCCAGACATCATTGAAGGTAATGATTTCGCTAGGGTTGGACTAATAAAAAATCCCACTGTATACGGTAGTAGTACAGAATTACTAGACACCGCAATGGTCAGTGGATTAAAAGCTTTGAAACTTGGTGGTATTACTACAGCAACAACATATGCTGTAGACTCTGAAATTACCCAGACGGTTGGTGTTGGATCAACTGCAATTGGATATGTGGCATCTTGGGATAAAGTAACTGGAGTGTTGAAATACTATCAACCAATGGGTCTTGCTTCTAGTGCAACTGGATATAAGATCGTTCCATTTACAT